CCCCTTCCGGGGCTCCAGGCATGGTGCAGCTATCTACTTTCAGAATATGAAAGTGGATGACCAAACCACTATCAACTGCTCTAGGAGGTTCGTTATGCGTGAGCGTCATACCACTTTCCCGGATGCGTTTGACACGGATCCGGGATCGGTAGAACACTCATGGCGTACGAACTCGCTAAATCACGACTTGCCGACGGTAGATAATACATACTACCATAAGCTTGTTCGTAATGCAGCTCTTCCTAGAGGTCAAGTGGTTACACTTGACGAAAACCATTCCGCGGAACTTAGATCTTTTAAAAGATTCGAGTTCCATGGTGACATAGGAGGTGATTTCGAATTGACTCGTCAGGGCGTTGTCTGCGATCACTCGCCGACACGCGTCCATGGCGATCATGCCGATCCCACTCTTCCTTGGATCACTCGACACTACGATTATCGTGGTGCCGTTTATCCGTTGGACCCCATCGGATGGCATATGCCCTCGCATTCAAGCCTTACAGACTTGAATGCTAAAGGTGCATCGCTTATCTCGATGGTTAAGCCAACGAATAACGTCGCCAACCTCGCTGTGGATTTGGCTGAAGCCAAATCACAGGGACTTCCTAAATTAATAGGTGTCCCTACTTGGAAGGATAGAACGAACCTAGCCAGAGCGGCTGGTTCGGAATATCTTAACAAGGAGTTTGGTTGGGATCCGCTTGTCAGCGACATACGTGACGCAAGTTACGCTGCCGCTAATGCTCATAAGATACTTCAGTCTTATGAGCGTAACTCAGGCAAGCTGGTTCGACGGCGGATGGAATTACCAGTTGAGACGACTGAGACCTGGCAGATACTTGGTGCTGCCGCTCCGTGGTTTCAACGCACGGATACCGACAACACCTGTATCGTCGACACGTCTCAGCCCCAAGGGCTGTTGATCCAATGCGACCGCACGTACAAACGTACGTGGTTCTCTGGTGCCTTCACATATCACTTACCAGCCGGCTGGGGTAGCCGGTTTGGCTTAGTGGATGCGGCGGCTAAGGCTGGACCCCTTCTCGGGATCGAGCTTACGCCAGAGGTCGTATGGAACGCTGTTCCTTGGACGTGGGCCCTCGACTGGGTGTCTAATATTGGGGATTGTATCTCCAATACATCTGACATGCTAGTCGACGGTTTGGTGATTAAGTATGGTTACGTAATGGAACATTATGTTGCATCACGGACATACTATTACGGTGGCTCCGGTAAGTATAAACCTACTGGAGGCATCGTTGTCTCTCCTGTTACCCTCTTCTATGAGACGAAGAGGCGCAAGAGAGCTTCACCTTTTGGTTTCGGGCTGGATTGGAGTGGTTTCACTCCACGCCAACTCGCCATCACTGCTGCTCTGGGTTTAACCCGGTGGTAGCTGAGATGGTTGTCCCACGCCTAGCCGTTGGGGCTAGGTGTAAAACACCTAGTCCTAGGAGAGATGCCCTATGGCATTTACCGATCCGATCGCACTGACGATTAACGCCGTACCGTACACTCTACCCAAAACACAGGTAGAGGGTGACGATACGACGTATCAAACGTCAGATGGGCTGATTGTCGTTAAGGCCTCGCATACTTATGCGAAGCGTAACCGACATCTGCTCAGGATCGACCATTCCAAAATCACCGCGGATCCGTTTATTCCGGCGGAGAACGTGAAGGTGGGTAGCTCTTGCTACCTGGTCTTCGACGCTCCTACCGCTGGGTATACGGCCACGGAGCTGTTGCAGATCTACCAGGGATTTAAGACCTGGTTCTCTGCCAGCTCGGATGCGGTCATCACCAAGCTTCTTGGTGGTGAATCGTAGGGGACTCGGTATACATTTCACGCTCGAACACTATTCGTCGATGGCCTCGCGGTCCTCTGTCAACAGAGGAACTGTGGACCATTCGCGAAGTGCAAGAACAGGATCTGTATACCAAGAGGCTCTCGCGGCAGCTACTAATACTCCTATCGGAGCACCCCGACATCAGTCCAGAAGCAAGCTCAAGAATCGAAAGGTTCTTGCGCTTGCATCTCTGAGCCTGATCCAGGGGTTAGTAGTTGTTGTGAATGAGGTATTCGACATTGTCGGATTCCTACACTTCACTTAGCGAGTGTCTGTCTTGGAATACCAAGGCACCTCGTGGTTATCCTACCCGAAGCCAATTCCTAAAGGCTGGAATTGTATATTTGGTTATGCACCAAATATAGGTAGGGTAGAGATCCATTGGGCTAAGGATAGATTACCTCTATTAAAGGAGGGTCTATGAAAAGCCTGATGTCTCTCTGGTCGGCAATGGCAGATGATCTTGCCATTGCCTGCTGCACCAGCGCCACTCTTGACAAGATAACGGTCAAGAGGAGAGTCGAATGCGAGGGGTTATCGTTTTTAACGATAACTCTGCCTGACCTCGGAAGAGCCATCCAAAAATGGCTTGACCAAGGTCACGCGACATTCCATTCCTCGTTTTACTATCGACGAGGAAGAAGTCTCCCTGAATTTCTTCAGGGTTTCTTCGGTCGCGTATTCGACCCTGTATCTGGCGTGTTGCTCGATGATCCAGACATTGATGCAATCTTCGCGTTACGTCAGCTAACACTGACTTTCGGGAAGATTCTTGAGCCTTGCAGCGATGCAAGGGTCAAGAAAGCAATGTCTGATTTCGTCGAGTGTGAGCGAGAAGTCCGGAAATTCGACTCTGAAGTCGCCGAAAACGATCTTGACGATTTCAGTAGAATGTCGAATTTGCTCTTCGGTAGGATTTTCTCGAAAATGGATAATGATATCCATTACGGGACTCTCCTGCCCAGGCATGGACCAGGCGCTACCGCAGACAAACTCTCCAGTAATGGAAAGTATAATCTGCGGTCCTGGACCATCCGACTCGAGAGGTGTTTTCCCTCTCATGAGTTCCTCCTTCCGAACCTCAATTTTATTGGGGAACTGAAGAAGGAGTCCTTCTCCGAACCCGGTGACGAGACGCCCGTGAGGGTGGTCTCGGTGCCTAAAACGATGAAGACACCAAGGATAATCGCAATAGAACCTGCTGCTATGCAGTACATGCAGCAGGCAATATTGGGATGTTTCCTTGATCATTTCTCGAGGGATGAACTCCTCAAGAAGATGATCGGTTTCGATGACCAATCTCCTAATCAGAGAATGGCTCATCGTGGATCGACAGATGGTCAGACTGCGACACTCGATTTGAGTGAAGCCTCTGATCGTGTCTCCAATCAGCTCGTCAGAGCGATGCTGCATCGCTGGCCTCATTTGCTTGAGGCCGTTGATGCTTGTCGTTCTCGGCGGGCCGACGTACCTGGCTATGGCGTTTTACGCCTCGCCAAGTATGCGTCGATGGGTTCAGCGCTCTGTTTTCCTATAGAAGCAATGGTATTTACTACCATTATCTTCTTAGGGATCCAGAGATCGCTCAACACGTCACTCACCAGAAAGGATATTAAATCCCTTTCTGGGTCGGTGCGTGTCTATGGGGATGATTTGATTGTCCCCATTAGACAGGTGCGTACGATCGTTCAGACACTCGAACATTTCGGTGCTCGAGTTGGTCTGAGCAAGTCTTTCTGGACTGGCAAGTTCAGAGAGTCTTGCGGGAAGGAATATTATGCCGGCAGGGACGTTTCAATCGTCCGTGTCCGTCGTAATCTTCCAACCACGATCGCAGACGCTAGTGAGGTTATCTCTGCAGTATCTCTTCGAAACCAACTGGCGGAAGTCGGTTGCTTCGAACGTACTGTAGAGTTGCTGGATAACCGGCTCTGGAAGATACTTAAGTATTTTCCGGAAGTCGGTCCAGACTCCTCACTGCTGGGCAGGGTATCAACGGGTAGGCATTTGAATGGTGACATTCCAAATGTAACCCGATGGGACCCATCCTTGCATATCCCATTGGTTCGGGGATATTTTGTGCAAGGCAAACCTCCGAATGATCCACTCGGAGATTCTGGTGCCCTTCTTAAATGTCTCCTCAGGTTGGAATCTCGTTTTCCAACAGGGGTTGTCAGAGTGGATACTGACTTACTCCCCTGTTACGAGCCCAGCCCGTCTTTCGATCTAGATATAGATCGGGAGACTTCCTTGCGGATGCCATCCGTAAGTCAAGATGAGAGGCATTTGGAACGTTCTGGACGTCCCAAGCACGTCAGCATCAAGCTTGGATGGCGACCAGCCACATAGTGTGACTGGCGGGGGCTTTATGCCCTTGTGGGAGAAGCCAAATTAGACATAAGATTAAAATAGTG